ATAGAATCTTCTGGGTACTCTTGACGTACCTCTTCTATTGCTTTCATAAAATCTTTTGTATTTTTTATATCAGCCATTGTTATAGTGCATACTAGTAAACTAGCAATTCCAAGCACGAAGTGCTTTATTAATTCTTGAATTTGGATCATTAGCAGTTTTAGCAGATGTAAGTTTTTTCTTCATGCCTTTCATCCTTGCACAAAAGCTAGCTCTTCTTTTGTTACCAACTTTTTTACTAGGTTTTTTTAAATTAGCACCTGTAGTTCTTTTAAAATACTTACGACCTGCCTCATTTAATCCTCCAGAGGGGTTTTGATATTTTTTTGCTACCATTATTTTTTCTTCACTGTCATAGCTGCTCTTCTAAAATTAGCAGCAGTAGGTGCACCTTTAGCACCTTTCTTTTTCATTTTACCACCACGCTTTCTTTTAGCGTGAATGTTAGCATATAATCCTTTTCTCATTATACCTTCTTCTTTTTATTTCTTAACATAGCAAAGTCTTTTTTAGTAAGTTTACCATCTTTGTCCATGTCTAGTTTTTTTCTTTTACCCATTACTTTTTTACTACCATTTTTCTTTTT